CCTCGACCGCGTTAACGATGCAAGGCGGACGCGTGCCGCTTGCAATCATCACTCCATCGGGATTGACTGGAACTACTTTTAAGTTCCAAGCGTCAGCCGATCAGGGAGCAAACTTCTACGCACTCTACAACGAGGGCACGGAGTATAGTGTTGCCGTTAACACTAGCCGTTACATCGCCTTGAATCCAAACGTCTTCGAGGGCGTAAAGGTCGTTCGCATTGTCAGCGGATCGAGCGAAGCGGCAGCAAGAACCATCGGCATCATTAGCGGGGAGCTGTAATGAGTGCCATTGGCGAAGCGTTGCGTACTAAGTTGCTTTCCTATGCGAGCGTTTCAACGCTCATCGGTCAGCGAATGTACCCAGACGTACTTGTTCAAAAAGCGACGATGCCAGCGGTTATCTACTACGTGATCTCAACGCAACGCGATCACATGGTAAGTGGGCTAGGCAAGTCCGCCCATGCACGAATAACGCTCGAATGCTTCGCGTTGACTCGCACGGCGGCAAGTGCGATCAGCAGAGCGATTCGTGAGACTGGAATTGATTCCTTTCGCGGCGTTGTTGATGGCTATACCTTTTGCGGCATCGACTTCGATAGCGGCGATGAATACATGCAAGATCCTCCAACCGATGGAAACCAAGAGCATCGGTATTTGGTTAGTTTCGATCTCTTGGTGCATTACAAGGAGCCTTAAATATGGCGGCTTTGACTGTTGCAGACACCGGGTTGGGGGCTACCATCTCGGGGACTGGTCTCGTTACAACTCAGATCACCAGGATCGGGGATTTCAACATTTCGGTCGATGCTCTCGATATCACGCACTTGGGCACGACGCTCTATGAGCAATTGCGGCCAAGCGACCTGCGAAAGAATCCCGAAATTGAGATTGAGTTTAACTGGCTCGGTGCTGCTCCACCGATCACTACTGCGATGATTCCATCATCTGAGCCATACGCGGGAATTGCGGTAACGCTTACGTTTCCAGGAGCCGGAAGCGTTCAGGGCACAGCCTTCGTGAAAAACGTGAAATTTCCAAGCTGTGAGAAGGGGGTTATAATGAAGGGTAGTTATACGTTGCAGTTTGACGGTGCAACGACTTTGACATTCACAGCGGCTTAGTATTGGAGTGTTTATGTTTGCTCTCAAGCAACAGATGGGTTTAAGGGCCGATGGGGCTTTGATCCCTTTGGCACAGTTTCAGGTGACGTTCGATTCGGTGCTGATTGGCTACTTGCCACACGGCAAGGAATCGCAGTTACAAGCGTTGTTTCACTTTCCGCACGATGAACTGAATGCTGACGCGATTGCATCGCTTGAGCTACAAGCGGAGCAAGCGTTAGGGCATCCGGTAAAGGTTTTACCGCCTGAGCAATTCTCTCGACAGTTTGTCGAAGAAGCAAAGCGGATTATCGAGGAGGGCGACGACGATGAGTAGCGAATTAGATCGATTTCTTGCAGCGGCATCGCGTCCACTTCGTACCAAAGAGGTCAGGGTTGGGGCGGAGACGTTTACGCTTCGAGAGCTATCCGACTTTGACGCATCCGAAATGGAAGTTGCGATGCAGTCAGGCGAAAAGTTTGATTTTGCAAAGCATCGAAGGTTGCTTGTATCGTATTGCTTGGTGGGGACCGATGGCGAACGGATCGTTAAAGATCCCGAAGTTCTAGGGCCTATACCAAGACCGACGATTGGCAAACTGTACGAAGAATGCTTGAAGCTTTCCGAGTACGACGCAGGCGAAATTGAAGCACTAGCAAAAAAATCAGACGCAACCGGCGGCTAGCAATCGCCTTCCGGCTTGCGTTGCGTTGGGGGATTGTTGACCCGATGGAATGGATGAAGAGCCTACCATCGGGAGCGTTAAATCAGTGGATTGCGTTTGACTCCATCGAGCCAATAGGCGAAGAGTGGGAGCAAACCGCGTCAATTGTACACGCTATCAACTTGCCATTATACGCTAGGGCCGGTCAAGAGATGCCAGAGGTAGCCGACTTCATGCCGAGTCGCTACCGGCGGCCAAAACGGAGCGCAAAAACGATGTTAAAGCAAGCCGCTAAAGCATCGACGCAAATTGCAGGACAGGTAAAAGCGATGTTTGGATTAGGAGCAAAGTAAATGGCGCAAACGATCAACGTCGCAAATATCAAGGTTGGGCTAGACGTCGAGGAACTTCGCAAGAACGGGCAGTTTACGCGAAACGAACTCAATAGCATTGCACGCATTGCAAGAGAGTCCATCGACCCGTTCGACAAGTACGAAACGGAGCTCGAAAAGTTATCGAGGGCGTTTAAGGCCGGTGGTTTAACGGCTGACGCATTCGCACGGACGCAAGAGACATTAGCCAAGAAGCTCGGCATAACGGTGCCTACGGGGGCAATGGCTCAATATACGCAGTCAATGGAGCAACTGCGAAACAAACTACAGGCGGGCACCATCTCCGCCGATGCTTTTCGTCAGGTTCAGTTATCGCTCCAGTCGCAACTCGGATTAACCACGAAGGAAGCACAAAAGCAAACCGAAGCGATTGCAGCGCAGCAATCGGCCATCAACGCGGTTAAGGGCCTAGCGTTGGGCTATGTTGGTCTAGGTGCTGCGATAGGTGGTATCAAGTCCGCAATCAACCTATCCGCCGACATGGAGCAAACGAAGGTAGCCTTTGAGGTGATGACCGGATCAGCGAAGACCGCTTCCGGCATTATGGCGGACTTCAAAAAACTCGACGTGGATTCACCCATCAACTTCTCCGACTTCGCAAGGGCCGGTAAGACGCTTTTGCAATTCGGCGTAACGGCGGATCAGATCAAGCCGACTTTAGCAAGGCTATCGGCAATATCGCTCGGCAATCCAGAACAGTTTCAGTCGCTCGCATTGGCATTCGGTCAGGTGCAAGCAAACGGGAAATTGATGGGTCAAGAAGTCTTGCAGATGGTCAACGCGGGCTTTAATCCGTTGCAGGAAATTAGCCGCACTACCGGCATTGCAATGACCGAACTGCGGAAGCAAATGGAGCAAGGCGGCATTAGTGCCCAGATGGTTGCCGACGCGTTTAAGAGTGCAACCGAAGAAGGCGGACGCTTCGCAGGCATGAATGAGAAGTTAGCCGCTACGCTATCAGGCCAGTTTGCAAAGGCTGGCGGTGATGTTAAGGCGTTAGCAATCGAGATCGGTACGCAACTCACGCCAGCAGTTACAGCGTTGCTCGAAGCATTTCGTACGCAAGCATCCGGCGGTGGAACAAAGGCGTTGACCTCGACGCTAGGCACGTTTGCTCAAGGATGGGGATTTCTTGTCTCGTACGCTCAAGGCAAGTCGAACGAGTACATGCTTAACCTCAACGAACTCGCAAGAGCTGAAGAGGATGCAATTGCAGACGCAATGCACGCCGAATGGATGAGGCTTGAGAATAAGAAGAAAACTGACGCGGAAGCGGGTAAACTAGCCGAGCAAGCCAAGCAACGAGCGAAAGAGGAAGCGGCAGCAGAGAAGGCTAAAGCGGCTGAGATTGCCAAGGATGAGTTAAACAAAAAGCAGATCGAGGACTTGAAGTCGCTTCGCGATCAGTACGATCAGTTGACTATGACCGAGAATGAATACATGGCGGCGAAGCAGAAAGCCGCAGGGTATTCAGAGAACGATATCAAGCGATATCAAACGCTGAACAAACTCATCGAGGAAGCGAAGCAAAAGAAGCAAGCCGAGCAAGATGCCGAGAAGATGAAGGTGGGCATGCGATCCCCCCAAGAGCAATTGCAAGCTGAACTGCAACGCATCGAGGGCATGGTAGCACTAGGGCCAGATAAGGGCCTGAGCCGTCAACAGGGCGATCAGGCAGCGATTGAAGCGGCCATGCGGTTCGGCACGCAGAGCGGGCAAGAGATCGCCAAGAACATTGCACCAACGCTCAAGGCCGGCACTAAAGAAGCGTTTACCTTCATGCAACAAGAAAACGCAAAATCGAAGCAGCAAGCCGAGCAGAAGAAACTTGCAGAGGACTTGCTAGCGGAAACCAAGAAGCAAACGCTACTTGCCGAGAATGCCCCGCGACTAGCTTTCAGGAGGTAACACGAT